GCTCAAGGTGCAGTAGCCATTACCGAGCTGTCCGGACGCGAGTGCTCCAGGCATCTGCTGCAGAAGTGGTTACACAATGGCATCGCGGTTCCCTGGCACCCGTATATTCACAAGATCAGTGGCATCCCGCTGCATGAACTGGACCCAGACATTTACCCTTCTTATATCTTTCAGTCGTAGAACCCAGATGTACTATTACGGGTTCGACATTGATAAGTGGATCAAGCGGACGCATTACTTACTGCCCGAAGAAGAAGGGATTTACTTGCGGCTGATCAACTACTACTACGACAGTGAGAAACCGCTGCCGCTGGACCTGGTCCTGTTGGCGCGGCGACTCAACATCGTTGCTTACCAGGAGGTTATGAAGCTGATCCTGGGTGAGTACTTCACTGAGACAGCTGACGGATACACAAACGACAAATGTGACCGAAACATAGCTGAATATCACCGAAAGGCTGCTACATCAAGGCTAAACGGCGCAAAAGGAGGCCGACCGAGATCCCAGGATACACCCGAAACAACCCAGGAAGAACCTGGAGATAACCCAGGAGAAACCCAGCGGGTTATTCCTGGGAACCCAGACCCTAACCCAGAAGAACCTGAATCTGAGAACCTGAAAACCTGTAAACCTAAACAAGACACTACAAGTGAAAACGCTCCGCGTTCTTCACCTGTGCCGGTGAAGGAGATTGTTGACAAGTGGAACAACTTCGCCAGAGACCACAGCCTGCCCCAGGTAGCCAAGTCAACGAAGACAATCCAGGGCCAGATCCGACAGCGATGGCTCGACATCCCGAGCCTGTCACAGTGGGATAACTTCTTCAGTGAGATCGCAGCCAATGACTTCCTGGCCGGCAGGGTACCAGCAGGAGCGGGACGATCGAAACCATTCAGATCCACGCTGCTGTGGATCACCAAGGAAACGAACTTCAACAAGATTGCATCCGGAGAATACAACTAATGTTTGACGAATCCAGAGAACAACAAACCGAGCGGACCTACTCAACGCCGCCACCGATACCCGACGAGCAGCTGGTCCTGGTCTACAAGATCTGGCGCAGGAAGCACGAGTCGAAGTTCATCCCGAAGGATTACCTGGGCGCAGCCAAGTGGTGGCTCGAGCACCAGGAACCCCAGGGTCACAACGAGGAGCCGCAGCTCGATCGCGACAAGAAGGGTGAGCCACATTGGAAGTCACCGTACATCGAGCGAGTGTGTGCAACCTGGCTGACCTTCCTGGCATTCAGTGATCCGCAGAAGGCCTACGTGATCCAGCACATCGAGAGCGGCGTCCCGTACCGCGGCGACGACATCAAGTTCTACCAGCAGGTGGTCGAAGAGTCGGCCAAGATGCTCGAGGCCCAGGCCACTCCCGAGACCTGGGAGAAGTACATCACTGACGGCTTCGCCGCGATGACCAAGGCGGTCAAGGGGATGCAGGCATGAAGGCGAAAACCTACGTGATCGTAAACAAGAAACTCCAGCAGGCGGCACTCGTTGATCTCCTGGACCGACCGATGGATGGCAGCATCCAGGTGGTCATCTCTGGCGTGGCCAACAAGTCAGCCAGGCAGCGAGGCCTTCAGCACATCTGGTACGGCGATGTCGTGAAGAGTGGCCTGGGTGGTGAGCACGAATCTGCCGAGGATCTCCTGGACTGGGCATGCAAGTACAAGTGGTGCCTGCCGCTGATGATCATCGGTGATGGCAACTTCGCCGAGGTCTACAATGGCTACTCGAAGAAGTACAGATCGGATCCGGAAAAAATGAAGTGGTTCGTGAAGATGTTCGTCCACACCGAGTACCTGTCGAACAACGAGATGGCCACCTACCTGACCAAGTTCCGCGACTACTACGACGAGCTGGGTGTCAACCTGACTGACCCTGACGAGAAGGGCTGGGCCAACCTACTGGACCAGGCCGAGGAGAGAGCAGCATGAGCAAAAGCTACCCACGAAAATCTGGCAAGAAGCAGCACAAGAAAAACACCTGCGCCAAATGCAAGTGCGGCGAGATCGGTCGATGGAAAGTGACGATCGAGACCAGCTGGTTCCGCGGTGAAGATGAAGTTGTCTGGGCCTGCGATGAACACAAGGACGATGTCGAGTACCTGTACTTCGATCAGCAGCCAACCAGGAACGCTGCAGGGAATCTCCTGCTATGAGGCCCCTGGGTGAAGTGAAGGTGACCCAGCCCATCTACGATGCCGACAAGGGCAAGCAGTGGATCCACTGTGGTGGTCGAACCTCGATACCTGGTCGCTCGAGTATCCAGATCGAATGCCCGTTCTGCCAGGCACAATTCACGGCCTACATCTGGTCGATCACTGGTGGCGGCAAGAAGTGTCCCGACTGTGGTGCCATGCATGTCGGCCACGGCATGGCCTACCCGATGAACAAGCCATGAGTGTTGGCTGCAGCTGCGACACCGATGGCGACTGGTACTACTATGGCCCCAGTGACTTCGAGATCCTGGAGACCAAGCGATCGCGCAAGTGCCACTCCTGTGGTGAGCGCATCGCTGTCGGTGACGAGTGTGCATCGTTCCCCAGGAGCCGGCCATCGAACGACGAGTACGAGATGGAGGACCGGATCTATGGCGACGAGGTTCCGCTGGCTACCTGGTACGCATGCGAGACCTGCGCCGGCCTGTACTTCTCGATTACTGAACTCGGTTACTGCGTCATGATCGGTGACGGCATGACGATGAAACAAAACGCTCACATGGTGGGCAATCCGGAGATGTGGGAATGAACAGACAAGAAAAGATTACCAGCGAAGTGGCCAGGCTTGCCAGGTCAGAAATCGCAGAAGAAGATTTTGATGCCGCGGTTGCGGCAGAGAAAACCAGGATCCGAAAACATGTGCCACTCTGGCACCGGATCTTTCCCTACACCATCACCATTGAACGGAGAAAATACAATGACGACGACTGACGTACAGAAGCCAGACCCGAAGGCGGCGATCGCCAAAGCACACCGCGAGATCGCTGAAGAGAATCAATCCAAGGCAGTGAAGCTATTGAAGAACAAGCTGCGCGAACTCGAGGCGGCGAAGGTCGTGGTCGAGAACGTCCAGCGTGAGATCACAGAGCTGGAGCTGAAGATTGAGCAGGGGAACATTTAGCGATCCGAGTCACCGCATACTATCCCGACCGATCGGGGTAGTGTGGGTTGGCTGGGAGTCTAATACCCACCGCCTGCAGCAGGCCGGCTGGAAGCTGGCAGTCGAGTACGACATCCATCGGGATATGTACCGGCTGATGATGCACAGCCACCAGGGTGCGCTCTATGGATTGAGCAGCGCCACGCACCTGGACAAGCGCCTGGCTGACGCCTGGAACGAAGACATGCCGAACTCATTCCAGATGCAGGGCCTGGCCAGATCACTCGAGGTGATACGCCACGAGGAGATTGGCCCAGGCTTCGCCGGCTTCGCGCAGATCGATGCCACCCCACAGATGGTGGACCGCACGATCGAGCGCATCGAGGACTACAATATCTTCAAGACGATCACAACCAGGGCCGACGAGATCATCATCGAGAAGGCAGACATGTCAGTCATCGAACATCTCCAGGCCATCAAGGATCTGCAGTCCGGTACCCAGGAGGAGATCCGCAAACGGATGCTGGACGATCGTGCTCGAGGCGAGAAGGCCAGTCCTGATGTCGAGATCCATTCCAACATAGTATTACTGAGGCCAGTCGCATGAAACACTCAGAGGAAACCAAACGAAAGATCAGTGAGAACTTGAAAAAGAAGTGGGCCAGCGGTACCAGGAAGGCGAACCCACCAGGGTACGGGAAGAAGATCTCGAAGGCCCTGCTTGCCACGTATGCCGCTGGGAATGTGGTGCTGCCACCCAGGGATCCAGAGCAGTGTCGGATCAACCGCATGAAGAGAGATCCCAACGAGGTTGCCGAAACCAACAAGCGCCTGGGCAAGGAGCGATTCGGCCACGAGATGAAGTCACCGATCTGCAAGCGAGGCGTGAATAACTGGGCAGCAAAGTACTGGTCATTCACGAACAAATCCCTGGGTAAAACCATCGCTGGGATGAACCTGACCCAGCTGGTCCGAGACAACCAGGACCTGTTCCGTGCCTTCGACCTGAACTGGAGTCGGATGGAGAATCGTTGCCGAGCCACCTCGGGGCTGCGAAGCCTGCATGGGATCAACCAAAGAACCGGCAAGCCGTATGCCTCAATCTGGAAAGGCTGGGTGATTACATGAGCAAGATTACCGACAGCGCCAAGGGTGAGCAGTGCCTGATCAGGATCCCAGGCGTCTGCAATCGCCGTGACGAGACCACCGTGGCCTGCCATGAGCCAATCGGATCTGGCCTGTCGATCAAGTGGCCTGATACAGAAATTGCCTACGGGTGCAGTGCATGCCATGACGAGATCGATGGCCGCACCAGGTACAAGCCCAACGGCCACATCGTGTACACCCTGGACGATCTCCTGCTGATGTACTACCAGGGATCCAGGCGCACCCGCCAGAAACTAATCGAGAAGGAGTTGATAAAAATATGAACAGCGAATATATCATCAAGCTGCTTAACCGCATGCTGAATGACCGATCACTGTCAGCACGACACCGCGAGATCGTCACGCAAACTGTCCAGCACATCAAGCTGCAGGGCGAGGAGCTGCAGAAGTACAAGGACGACATCACCGACATGAAGATCCCTCGTGAAAACCAGAGCTGAAATTGCACAACAGCGGAGACTCGACAAGGCGACCGTCTGGTCCTCCGTGATCATCACGATAGTAATGGTCGTCTACCTAATATGGATCTACTAATCCGGAGAGAATTATGAGCATGAAAAGTGAAATGACCCAACTGAAACGCGAGAACACCAGGCTGGCCAAGGCAGTCGTGAAGCAGAAGGCCGGCATCGACAGCCGGCAGAAACTTATCGACGCCAGTTCCGACTGGGAGAAGCGATGGAGCGATGTCAGGAATGATCTGTCCTCGGTGACCAGGTCGAAGAACGAGCTGGTCGAAGCCAAGGCCAAACTGGAACGCACCGTCAGCAGCCTGGTCGGAGAGAAGGATCAACTCGAGGCAGTGATGAGGAACATCCAGGGTGACATCCGCGTGGTGAGTGAAGTCCTGTACGGCCAGGACTATGACCCCAGCAACATCGACAGGCTGATGCCGATGATGTCGAACGGCATCCAGTACGTTCCCAGGGAGCAGGTTGATTCTGTCGGGCCATACGTCGAGCCGGTCCAGCACCTGCTGCGCATCATCTGGCGGCACACCTACTGGGGCCTGCAACCGTTCTCAGCTGACGGCAGCTACCAGACGCCGAGATGACCAGGTTCCAGAGCGTCATGTGCCTGGTGGCCGTGGCGCTCACCTTCTTCTTTGCCGGCTTCATGGCGCAGCCATTCATGGGTAATAACTCGGAGTTCCTGGTAGAGCTGATGAACTGCCAGATCGAGACCCAGGAGGACTGCAGTTTTGTGGCCATGCCAGACAGCGCCTACACCCACATCCAGTTTCTGTACGCCTCGCATGTAAAGTGATAAGGTGTCACGGATCCGGAGAAGAAAATGACTGAACTCGAACTGACATATCCACCGTCAGTAAATCACTACTACACGAAGTGGTGCCAGTACGTCCAGAAGGCCGGCAAGCATGTCGTCAAGATGGCCGTCAACGATCGTGGCATGGCATACCGTGCCGAGGTTCGCCGCTTCAAGCTGGTAGATCTTCACAACCCGCAGTCATTGAAGGGACGACTGTCCTGCGAGATCCAACTCTGGAAACCAGACCGCAGGAAAAATTGCTACGACATCGACAACTTCCTGAAGTGCCTGTTCGACGCCATCACCTACGCTGAGATCTGGGTGGACGATGAACAGGTCGACATGCTTCTGATCCGCAACTGCGGCGTCGAGGCACCAGGTAGAATAATCGTCACACTGAGGGACATGTAATGAGCGATGGAGATGGACGCGATGAAGTCGAATGCCCGAGGTGCGGATTCCACGAACGGCACTCAGTTTCATTTCGAGATGCGGGTGATCCCCTGGTCACGATCATTGGCTTCTGGCCGATCGAAGAAAAGAACCACCAGGAGCACGACGACTTCTACATCAGCCGGTGCCACTATCGAACTGTTTGCTGTCACGCGCACTGGGATCTACAAATCATCATGGAGCCTGGGGAAGCACGAATACCGAAAGGCATCCCTGTGGTAGGCGTGGACGAGCCGTACATCATCGAGCACCTGGGTGGAGAGATCCCAGCCACGCTCGAGCCGAAGGACAGGATCCAGGAGCTGGAGGATTTCATGCACCCGCCATCGGCCACTTACATCCTGGGCAACACGCACTACCAGAGACCGACCGACCACTTCGAGTGCGACCACCTGGTCGGCATCACGATGGATGACCTGGACGCCGCGAGTCACTCGCCGTTCTATGGCAACCAGATGGCCGCAATGATCTGGTACGATCGTAAGCTGAAGAGATCCAACTACCGGAGCATCGAATGATTCTAACCAGGCGACAATTCCTGAAGAACTCAGCAGCCGTGCTGGCGATCCCAGCAATCGTGAAGGCCGAGAACATCATGAAGGTCGTGGTGCCTGGCCAGCGCGTCAAGTTCCGTGTGCCTGATCTTCGAGGACACTACGCCACCAGGCCGCAGCCTCTCAACATGGGAGCCGAGCGTGAGATGTCCGCGGTCGAGGAGTGGGCGCAGCAGAATGAAATCCGTGATGACTGGGCCGATCGATACCAGACTTCGATCCGTGCTCAGTACGCGGACCAGGCCGGTGCCGCCATCAACCGCAAAATCGATGAGGGTGTCTTGGCCAGGATCCAGGGCCATGACATCACTGGCGTGTGGCTGGATGAATCTGTCCGGATGGAGCACTTGATCGACCAGAAGACTGGCGAGATCCACATCGCAACCGGACCAGCTCTCGGGTGCATTCCGTGCGATGGCCGTGAGCTGTCAGCGATCGAGTTCCCGCACCTGTACAAAGTCCTGGGGAACAAGTATGGATAACTCGACGGCGACCTGTACCAGGGCCACGATCCTCGAGGCCGCAAAGAAACTCGACAGGATCCAGAAGCAGGCAGCTCACCACATGGCCTGCTTCGGTACCGTGATGACTCGCATCATCATTGATGAATATCTGTCGCCACCGATCCTGAAATGGTGGGAGACAGTTCTGACCTGGAATCCCTGCAACACATTTGTCAACCAGGAGAGCGTTGTCTACATGCTGCCGAACATGTGCATCATTTCACCCAGGGACTATTCAATCCTCAAGGCCGAGTTCAATGAGTAGATCAATCACCTTTCACAAAATGGACTTCGACGGAGAGCAGTTCGTTGAGGCCGGTCCTTTGCGCGTGGATGGAATGCCACCAGGCCTGGCAGTCATCGATCGCTGCTCGACCTGCGAGAAGACGTTCAGCGATGTGGTACCACCTGATGGCGTCCTGATCCTGGGTGATGACTACTGCGACGAGTGCTACATCGAAATGTGCCAGGAGCTGGGAGTCAATGGGTATGACTAACCAGCACCAGGTACACAAACACAACCTCGACCGCCGCGGTCCCGAGTGGCGAGTGCCTACCAGTGGCCACACCTGTGGCTGGCCTGGTTGCGAGGAGTTCATTGCCGGCAGGCTATGGGGATGCAGAGAGCACTGGCTCAAGGTGCCGATGCACCTACGCGACGAGTACATGGAAGCCGGCGCTGGCCGAGCCTGGAACGATCCGAACCCGCACCACCTGATGCCAGCTGTTGTCCTGGTCGAGACCAAGATCCTGATATGGGTGGAGATGGCGCATGGCGGCGGCTAAGAAGAAAGCAATCACGCCTGCAGCCAAGAAGAGAGCGCAGCTTCAACGTGCTGAACGCGCCGAGAATCTCAAGCACGAGAAGTTCGCGCAGCACTATGTCATAACCCAGAACGCGACTGAAGCCTACCAGGTAGCATACGGCACAAAGGCCAGGCCGATCCCCAGGCCGACAGCTGGTACCCTGGGGTGGCGCTTGTTGAAAAAGGTTGACGTCATAGCCCGAGTGAAGGAGCTACGCATCCATGGCCACGAGCACCTGATGGTCACCTTCGAGGAGACACTCCAGGAAGTGGGTGGCCTGGCGCTGTTCGATCCCAAGGATATGTTCGATGACGATGGCCGCGTGTTACCGATCCATGAGATGCCACCGATCGCCAGGAAGATGGTCCACGAGTTCAAGCAGTTCGAGACCGAGAGCACCAACGAAGAGGGCGATGTCACCAGCACCAGGTACGAGACCGAGATCAAGTACGGCAAGGACAAGGGCAAATACCTGGACATGATCATGAAGTTTTACAACGCCTACTCCGAGCACCAGAAGGCTGGAACAGGTGTGATCGTTGTGCAACAATACTGCGCCCAGGATGCCAACTTGTAGGTAGCCCATGAGTTTCAGCCCAGCGGCAGACGCTCCAGCCAAGTTCCAGTACACGCTCACTGCCGATCAGATGTCGGCCATGAACAACCTGTCCGCTGACGCCACGCACTGTGCGCTCGGTGGTGGATCCCGCAGCGGCAAAACATTCCTGATCATCCGTGCCATCTTTATGAGGGCATGCGCTGTACCCAACTCCAGGCACCTGATCGCCAGGTACCGATTCAACGTGGCCAAGACAGCCATCGGCCTGGACACCATTCCGAAAGTCGTGAGGCTGTGCTTCCCCGAGCTACCAGCCGCGGACGACATGCTCAACAAGACTGACTGGTACTACAAGCTGCCGAACGGTTCAGAGGTATGGCTGAGTGGCCTGGACGAGGAGAAGCGCGTAGAGAAGGTCCTGGGCCACGAGTACGCATCGATGTTCTTCAACGAGTGCTCACAGATTCCCTGGAAGTCGGTCGAGACTGCGCTCACCAGGCTGGCCCAGCTGACGTCCTGGGACGAGTACGACAAGGACGATCGCCTGATCGCCAAGCACAAGGGCCTGAAGCTGAAGGCCTACTACGATCTCAATCCACCGTCGAAGCGTCACTGGTCCTACATTCGATTCATCTCGAAGAAGGATCCGGAGCCACCGCACCGCAACCTGGCTAACGAGTTCGACTACAACTATTTGACAATGAACCCGCACGGTAACGCGGCCAACCTGGACCCGAAGTATCTGTCACAGCTCGAGGCATTAGGCGAAGGAGCGAAGCGCCGATTCCTCTACGGCCAATGGGCTGACGATTCCGATGGTTCCCTGTGGACCGAGGAGACCCTGTCGCAGAACAGAGTCCTCGGCCAGGAAGGTCAGAAGCTGCCCCAGTGGCTTCGCGTTGTTGTTGCCGTGGATCCGTCAGGCACCAAGGGACCAGAGGACAAGCGATCAGACGAAGTCGGGATCGTTGTCGTTGCCCTGGGTACTGACGGACATGGGTACCTGATCGAGGATCTATCGATCAAGGCACCTCCCGAAGTCTGGGGCAAGATCGTCGCCGATGCATACGACAGGCACCAGGCAGATCGCATCGTTGGCGAGGTCAACTACGGTGGCGACATGGTACGCGCCGTCATCCAGGCCCAGGATCCACACCTGCCATTCACAGCTGTCACAGCGAGTCGCGGCAAGGAAGTCAGAGCCGAGCCGATCAGCGCCATCTACGACCAGGGAACCATCCACCACATCGGCTACTTCCCTGAGATCGAGGAGCAGCTGATGGCCATGCTACAATCTGGCTATGTCGGGCTGAGATCACCCGACCGAGCTGACGCATTGATCTGGGGATTCACTGAGCTGTTCCCCAAGATGACGAAGAAGGACATCGGCCCGAGCATCCCGCCGAAGATCAACGTGGCACCCAGGTCAGCCAGGAGCCACAAGTACGCGCAGAATCAGAACGTGAGAGTGAACACCCAGGGCGCAACCAAGCGCCGAATCCGGAGAAAGATATGAGCACCGAAGCAGAGAAAGACAAAGGCATCGATGAGATCATGAAGATGAACATCCCGCCCGAGGACAAGGTCCACTACATCGCAGATCTCGCCAAGCACCGCGGCAAGTGCATGGATGAAGACGCGATCAGGATCCACCAGCTGGAGACCACCGTCCAGGCGGCAGAGGAAACCATCAAGATCCTGGTCGGCTACAAGGTCAGGTACAACTCGTCAATGCTGGGAGGCCTGGCCACCTGGTTGAACAACTGGGCAAAGTCATGAAGAACTTCCACAGGATCGGCGGCACCGTCGACGCGCAACCAATCCGCGACGAGCTGAAGAGCCAGCCATTGCTCTGGGGTAAATCACCCAGGACCACATTCCCAGGATCCCCGCACGTTGACGTCGAGGACATCGGCCTGCGTGGTCCAGTCGGCGTCGAGTACAAGACGCTCCAGGAGCTGCACGAGGAGATTGCTTGCGAGGATTTCCCAGCCGGTGAGCTGATGGTGAACACACTGAAGATTGCCAACAACCTGGCCTGGCTGCTGTCACCCGAGGAGATGCGGCACCTGGATTCACCGCTGCGCCTGGGCCGTGTACTCCTGGTCAAGCTGGCACCCAACAAGACGGTCCTCCCGCACCCTGACCAGGGGCCAGTGCCAGATTTCTATCGACGCTTCCACCTGGTAGTCGAAGGCGGTGATGAGGACATCTTCATCTGTGGTGGCGAGGTCCAGCCGATGCAGTCAGGCGACCTATGGGAGATCGAGGTCAGCGAGGTCCACACCGTGGTCAACCTGATGGACCACGACCGGATCCACCTGATCATGGACATCGAGCGATGAAACCCCCAGCGATCATCACCCACGCATTCCCCTGGGCGCACGAGGGCAAGTTCGATTGCGAGAAGGAGGCCTGCTGGTTTGTCGAGTACGACATGGGCGACATCGTTGGCGTGGTTGCAGCCGAGGAGCGAGGCCCAGGTGTCTGGTACTTCTTCGGTGGTGCCGTCAACCCGCAGTACCGGCAGCAAGGGATCTGGCGCAAGCTACACAAGGAGCGAACCGAGTACTGCATCGAGCACGGTGCCAAGGTTCTGCTGGCCGTGTCATCACCAGGTAATCGCAAGGCCTTCGAGGCCGAGGCCTGGACGCCGATGACGCACTACCCATACGACGAGGACTTCGATGAGATCGTCTACTTCAGGACAGTGACATGATCGCGGTCGCATTCGAGGATGGCCGCGGGATCAACCAGGCCGGCGATCTAATCTTCATCAACCCCGAGCTGGTCTGTGGCCTGCAGCAGGATCGAAACCAAACGACCTGCGTCCACACCACGAGCTACGTCTGGCTGGTCAAGGGCGACATCAAGATGGTCGCAACCAAACTGATGATGCCCGAGATCCTGGACCGTGCCGGCGTACCGCTCGAGAGCCTGGACGAGCTGGAGAAACTAATCGAGGAGCATTTCAATGCCAATGCATCGAAAGAATAAGTGCAAGGACGGAGCGCGACACCGCTCTGACTATTCACCCTGGTTCTGGCCGAGTGTCCGCAGGCGCAGGATGCGCAACCAGATGGCCAAGATCTCGAGGAGGAGAAACCGATGAAGTTTTTCGACAAAGTGAAGGAGGCGATCTGCAGCCACCAGAAGTACACGTTCATGGGCAAGCGCCCGATCGGCACCCAGGCGATCAAGTTCGAGTGGCTGTACAAATGCACGAAGTGCGGACATGACCTGGTGCAGGACCACCCGCGACAATGAGCTACGCCGAAGACATTGCCGAGCGATTCCCTGATGACAGGATCCCGCAGCTCGATGGCTTCGATGACTGCATCATTGGACACACCGATGCGCCGGCCCTGGTGTACAGCATCCCGAAAATGCTGGAGCAGCTGGGCCACGAGATGGACGAGGATGATGCGCTCGATCACTTCGGCTACAACATCGAACGAACGGTCGAGGCGGCGAATCTCAGTTGCATCCTGGTGTGGACCCGATGACGATCACCTACCAGGTAGAGACCTACGCCGATGTGATCGATGAGATCTGGCCGATGCTCGAGGACCACTACCAGGAGATCGCAACCGACAAGGCCATCAAGCCGTTCATCCCAGATCTCGACAAGTACCAGGCAATGGAGGACGCCGGCATGCTGCGGATCTTCACGGCTCGAGACACGCTCCAGGGATCCGTCAAGCTCCTGGGCCACGAGCGTGGTCGCCTGGTTGGATACTTCGTGAGCTTCGTGATGAAGCACATGCACTACTCCGAGACCACGATGGCCATCAACGACATCATGTACGTCGACCCGACTCACCGCGGCAGCACGGTCGGTTACCGGCTGATCAAGCTGGCATCCCTGGACCTAAAAAACCTTGGAGCTGACATCTTGATTATTCACATGAAATGCGATTACCCTTTCCGGTCACTGCTCACGAAGCTTGATTTCCATCTGACCGAAGAGAACTGGGAGAGGGTACTGTAATGCCAAACTACGGATCATCTAAGCAAAACACCGGAGGCTCCAAGATCAAAGACGGCACCTCCGACGACTACGACATGGGCCAGCTCAATGGCTTTGGAACCAACAAGGGATCGCGCAACAAGCGCAGCCTGGTCAACGACAACGGCGCGGGTGGTGGCAAGTTCATCGACACCGACAATGACGCCAACGGCGATGGCTTCGGTGGCGCACCCAAGTCACTGAGGTAGAGTCTCATGGCCAAAGGTGACAGCAGACGAACTCGCGACAAAAGAGCGACACCCGCCAGGGGCCGTCCAGGCTCCAAGAACTATCAAGCAGCCAGGCCAGGCACAGGGATGTACGCGCCGGCGCTGGCGAAAGCAAAACCCATCGCTGAGAAAACCGAAGGCTTCGACTACAAGGGCGGGGGCGGCAAGAAGGTCGTCGCGGGTGGCAACATCCTCGATGCCAAAGGGAAGAAGATCAAGCGCAAATCATTCAAGGAGCATCTCGCTTCCACTGGTAGCCGCGCCGACGATCCTCGCAACTGGGAGTTCCACTACAAGAAGCCCACGCGGCAAGGATCCTACACTCGTGGCAAGAACGACGAGAAGCGCACCTACGCTGGCGATGCCAGGCAGAAAGCTGAACGCCTGGCGAAGCAGAGCGGCAAGGAGATCTTCGAGGTCCAGCAGATCGAGTACGAGACCCAGGGCATCACCGAGCAGAGCGAAACTGCATCAGCCCGAGCGAAGGCCAAGGGTGGTGGCTACGGATCCACCAGGGTAGCCTCGAATGTCGCAGCTCAGAAACAAAAGGCCACTCGTAGAGGGCAGGCCGCGACCAGCGCCTTCGAGGCTAAACCTAAACGGGGAGCAATAGCATAATGGCAGCTACCGCAGTGATGGCCGCAGTGTCGGCTTACAGTTCGTACTCGAGCAACAAGGAAGCGAAGAGCGCCAGGAAAGATGCCGAGAAACAATCCGAACGCGCCAGGGCCGATGCCCTGAAAGCCGAGAAGGAAGCCAAGGCCAAGTCAGACGAGGAAGCTCGTAAGCTGGCCGAGTCAACACCGACCGGATCCATGTCCACGACCTCGAGGATCGCAGCTCAGAAAGCGATCGCGATGCGCCGTGCCGGCACTGGCCGATCAGGCACTGTCCTCGACAAATCTTCAGCCCTGGGTTAAGTCATGCCGATGTCGCCTGGCATGCTCCGCAAGTTCTCTCGAGAGCGGTTCGAGAAGCAGTATCCTGTGCTCAGTCTCTGGCAGGAGCTGGCCGAGAATTTCTACCCTGAACGCAACGACTTCCTACGCACCCACTTCATTGGCGAAGAGCTGACCGACAGCCTGGCATCGAGCCAGCCGCTGCTGATCCGTCGAGAGCTGGCCAACTCCCTGGAAGCCATGCTCCGTGACGGCGAGTGGTTCTCGATCGGCATCGAGGGCGAGGCTGACCACGAGGGCAAGATGTGGCTCGAGTGGGCGACCAAGCGATTGATGATGCTGATGAACCAGCGCAACGCGAACTTCCGCAGGGCCACCAAGGAACTCGACAACGACTATGTGACCTTCGGCAATGGCGTCATGAGCATCGAGCTGAATCGCCAGGCCTCCGGTCTGCTGTTCCGCACCTGGCACATGAAGGACATCGCCTGGTGGGATGACGAGAATGGCCAGGTCGATGGCGTGGTCCGCAAGGAGGATGTCGCGCTGTACAAGATGGCTCAGTACTACGGCGTTCAGAACATGCCGCTGGCTCATCAGAAGCTGCTGAAGGACAAGCCATTCCACGAGGTACCAGTCCACCACTTCGACATCACCTCCCAGATGTACGACGACCCGAAGTACGACAGATTCCCGCGGGTCCAGCTCACCCTGGATCTGCAGACCGAGACCATCATGGAGATCGGAGGCAACATGCATCCGCGATACATCGTGCCTCGGTTCCAGACCATTGCTTGCAGCCCGTATGCGTACTCGCCTGCAACTGTGGTAGGTCTCCCAGACGCTCGAACCCTTCAAGCGATGACACATACACTATTGGAAGCTGGGGAACGTCACGCGAGACCGCCTATTATTGCGACCGAGAATGTCATCCGCGGAGATGCGAATCTCTACCCTGATGGCATCACGTTCGTGAGCGAAGACTACGACGAGCGCCTGGGTGCCAGCCTGCGGCCACTGGTCCAGGACAGCAAAGGATTCCCGATCGGCCTCGAGATGCGCGAAGGTATTGTCGAGGTCCTGCAGTCCGCGTTCTACGTCAACAAGATCAACATGCCTGACGTTGGCAGGGAAATGACAGCCTACGAAGTCAGCGAACGCATGAAGCAATTCCGCAGGGAGAACCTGCCGCTGTTCGCACCGATCGAGCACGAGTACTCAGGCCGCATGTGTGAGCTGGCCTTCGAGACCGCATTGAAGAATGGCTTCCTGGGATCACCCCAGGACATTCCGAAATCCCTCCTGGGCCAGGACATCAGATTCAAGTTCGAGTCTCCGCTGTCCGAGTCTCAGGAAGAGAAGAAGGTCCAGCAGTTCCAGCAGGTCTCCGAGCTACTCGAGAGAGCAGCCCAGGCAGATCCTGGTGTCATCAACCATGTCGACTTCGGCATCAGCCTACGCGATGCGATCCAGGGATCTGGCGCACCGGAGAAGTGGCTGCGTAGCCTGGACGATGTCAAGACCATGACCGAACAACAACAAAAGCAGGCCGAGGCCCAGGCCCAGGCAGAGCAGGCAGCAGCATAACGCCCAGGTTACTGAACAACCGGACTGATCATCCATGAAGAAGAAAGAGACTGACGTCTTCCACGTACCACAGTTGGAGCGCCACGAACTCATCGCACTGCAGATGTGCTTCGATGAGAAAGAAACCGCTAACGCCGAGCAGCAGACAATCGCCATCAAAGCGATCATCGGCAAGCTGTGTTTGTACGACATGCTGGCCTACCAGGTTGGCTCGTTTGACGAGACAGCATTCCTCAATGGCCGCATATTTGTGGGCAAAGAAATCCTTCGACAATGCCGGCAACCGATCGGTGAACTCGATGAACAACAACAGGAGAATACCCAGTGAAATTCATGAACAACAAGTGGTCCAGTGGCTACGTTTACAGAGCACCTGCCGGCGACGATGGCGGTGATGGTGGTGGTGGAGATGGCGATGGTGGAGGTGACGGCGATGGCGATGGTGGCGATGGCGGTGGTGGTGATGGTGACGGTGACGGCGGTGGCGGTGACGGTGGCGGCGATGGTGATGGTGACGGCGGTGATGGTGGATCCGGTAAAGGTGACATCTGGCGCAAAAACCTGGCCGGCGAGAATGAAGACTGGGGTAAGCGCCTCGAGCGTTACACCGACCAGGACAAGTTCATGGAGTCAGCGTTCCAGGCACACGACAAGATTCGAGCCGGCGAAGTCTCAACCGGCCTACCCGATGATGCAACCGAAGAGCAGGTCAGTGACTTCCGGATCGCCAATGACATCCCACTCAAGGCTACTGAGTATGACTTCACCAGCGCCGACCGTGAGCTGTCCGAGGTAGATCTCGAGATGATGGGGCCAGTGGCCGAGGTGGCGCACAAGCACAACATCTCCCAGGAAGCACTGAGCGAATTGATGAACACCTACATGGGTGAGTCCGACAAGGTGGTCGAGCAGATGCATACCCAGGACAACCTGGACGCCCAGGACTTCACCAAGCTGGCGAAGGAGAACTGGGGGCCTGAGTATCAGATCAACATGAATCGAGCCAACAACCAGATCAACCTGCTACCCGAAGCAATTCGAGATTCATTCAAGCAGGCGCGTATGCCTGATGGCCGTGCGTTGATGAACAGCGCCGAGGTCATGACCTGGTTGGTCAACGTCGACCGCCAGATCTCACCGATGGATCCGATCAAGGGCGGCGAGGAAGCGACACTCAACGATGCGCGTAAGGTGGTCGAGGAATCGAAGACCCGCATGCGTGATGACTCGGTTGGATGGCACAAGGACAAGCCGGCGCAGCAGGCCTACATGAACGCTCAGACCATGATTGATAAGTTCGAGGGATCGCAGTAGACTGTCCGCTCCTGGGTTTCTAAGTAATCGGCCCAGGCTTCAGGCCCCGCTCCAGTCGTATGGACAGCGGGGTTCTTTTTGAGTAATGGGATCCAGATGTTCTCGAGCTGGGTCCTGCAGATCCTTGGCAGCTGTAACTCGCTGATCTGCGTCCAGTGCCTGCCCTGGTTTAGCGACCAGGTAGCAGGCATTTTTCTGCCTGGTGGGGGATTGCAATAATTCTCCGAGCTGATCTATCATCAGGGTCGACGCTGAGAACGACCCTCAACCTCATCGAGCCAGCCCCGAACACCACGGCCTCCCTGGCAGACCTGACATTAGAGCCTCCTCCGACAAAGCGGTTAACTGACCACTAACTGAATAGGAGCAATCTATGGCTGATACAGCCTTCCAAGAAATGTTTCGCCAGGAAGTCGTCATGGGTTTTGAGAAGGGCCAAAGTCTTTCTCGTCGGACCACCACAGTGGAAACTGAGATCAATGGTAACGAAGCTACGTTCCTGGTCGCTGACTCCGGTGGTGCCACCGCAACAACTCGTGGCGTGAATGGTGACATTCCAACTCGCCCCGATAACCTCAACCAGTTCACCGCGTTACTTCAAGAGTGGCACGATGTTCCGGAGCGCACCAGATTCAACATCTATGCGTCCCAGGGTGATGGTCGTCGGATCATGCAAGAGACCTCGATGAAGGTCATCAACAGAAAGATCGATGATGACATCTACACCGAACTCACAACCGCTTCCACTGCCTGGGGTGGTGCCGCTGCGGCAACCATCGCACTGGTGTCGACAGCTCGAACCATCCTGGCGAATAACTTCGCGCTCGATGAAGAGCCGTTTGCCATCGTGACCCCAGCCTTCGTGGGCCAGCTGATGGGCTTTCAACAGTTCACCTCCAGCGACTTCGTAAACCTGAAAGGGTTCGAGAATGTTTCCAAGTCTCGTGCCTTCAACTGGTACGGCGTCAACTGGATCGTGGATGCTGGATTGCCTGGAACTGGATCCGCATCGGCGACATGCTTCATGCATGCCAAGGCCTCGATCGGTCACGCTTGTGACATCGAGAACATTCGTACTGAAGTTGGGTACGATCGCAAGAACGATAAGTCGTGGGCGCGTTGCACAACCTTCATGGGAAGCAAGTTGCTTCAGGACATCGGCGTGGTAAAAATGCTGCACGATGACACTGCTGCGTTCCCTGTGAACACTACCTAACGGAGGGTAATGCATCATGGCTTATACAACTAAGCAACTTAACCTGGTGGCACCGAATGTTGGTGCTGGCTTCGGTGGTTCTGTTTGGACCTACGTCGAACCGGCTACTGCAGTGGCTACAATCATTGCAGCTGGCTACATCGATGACGGTCTGGATAAGGGCCTGAAGCTGGGTGATGTGGTTCTTGTTGTTGGTACGACTACGGTTTCCGCACAGGTTACCCAGATCGACGCCAACGGCGACACCACTCTCGTCTAAACCTGGTAAGGTAGTAACTGGGGATCGGCCCCTGCGTTCTCTCTCCGGAGGCGCAGGGTGCCGGTCATTTTTGGCCAGTTGATCGCTGGCCCTTTTTATATTTGGAGACCAGTAATGACTGCTAAGAAAGCCGCACCAAAAAAGGCTACAACTACTGCAGCAGCACCAGCCGCACCCGCCAAGGTAAGGCTACCCGTTAACCCTGTCAAACCAGGTGAGGTGAAGACCGAGGACCAGATGCACAACAACTGGGCCTGCTTCATGCCATCGCACTACAACCAGGACCAGGTCGAAGATCAGAAGACCTGGACATTCATGGCCACCCGATTCAGGGATCTCGACATGATCCGCATCACTGCGGAAGACGGATCCTGGATTGCAATGGCAGTCATTCGCCGCACGGTTGCGATGGAGCTGACTGTCCAGGTGTATGACTGGATCGAGTTGGCCGCTCCGATGATCGCGGCAGAGATCGACATCGGCAACGACTATGTGATTCGACACTTCGGCACCGTGCGCAAGTTTGCTGTTTGCAACAAGGCGACCGGCGCTGTCGTGAAAGAGGGTTTCAACACCCAGGTACAGGCGATGAAATACGCTGGCGAAAAGATTCAAGCCACCGCTGCAGTCGCATAACTGATGAGGTAGGACATGGCTACAAAGCTGTCGTTATACAACGGCTCCCTGCAACTGCTCGGTGAGCGGCGACTGCTGACGGACACTGACGATGTCTCTACTCGCTATGACCTGGACGCACTCTACGATGTCGACGCAGTGGACTACTGCCTGGAGCTGGTAAAGCCCAGGTACGCAACTCTACTTGCCCAGCTGACTGGTGGCGCTCCTGCCGGCGATAGTGGTTTCGACTTCGAGTGTCCGTTGCCGGCTGACTTTGTGGCCATGTTCAACCTGATCGATGGCAAGCCTGCCATCTACCAGGACGCTCGAGAAGAGTCACCCATCACCAGGACGGTCCGCGAGAGCACCAGCCTGCTGACCGACTTCGAGTTCCCGTACATCCGCTACCTGATCTCGCACACGGACCCGCAGCTGCCCGATATGCCGCCATCGTTCGCGAAGGTGGTCTCGGCCTACATGGCCAGGGAGCTTGCCTGGAAGTACGATCCCGATGCCGAGGAGATGATCCAGACGAAGCTCGAGCAGCGCGTCGAAGTCTCCAAGACCGTGGAGCTGGGCAACCAGCCAGACACCAGGGGCTTCGCTCCGGACGTCCTGACCGACACACTCCGTGCGATCTACAACGACTGCCTGCAGATCCTGATGCTGGATCCTATCGTCAGCAACACCGATGACAGCCTGGCCAAGAACCGGATCTCGATCGCATTGGACAACGGCCTGGTCGGCGCGGTCCTCGAGGACACCTCCTGGAACTTCGGCCTGCAATCGGACCAGCTGTTCTACGATCCAGGCATCGATCCACCCTGGGGCTACGAGTATGTCCAGGCACTGCCGGCGAACTGGCACCGGATCAATGGCGTGTACGTCGATGAACTGATGCGGACCCCGCTGCGAGATTATGTCCAGCAGCTTGACCAGGGTACCGGCAACACGCTGATCTACTCGAGCCAGCAGATCATCTACGTCGAGTATGTCTCGAAGGCCTTCCTGACCGACTACGAGAACTGGCCAGATTATTTCAAGCGCCTGGTGGCCGGCAGGATGGCGCTCGATGCCAACATACCTGGTGGCAACAAGGAGGTCGCTGTTGCTCAGTACACGGCCAGACGCCGTGAAGCCATGAGCACCAATGCCATCAACGGTGTACCGAAACGCCTGGCACTGGGCAGCTGGAGCCGCTCACGCCTCTACCGCGGGAACGTCAATCGAGATCGTCCGTAATGGCTTCGACTGTCGGCAAGGGGCTATTCAACAAGTTCAACCGCGGCGAGGTATCGAAGGATGCCTTTGCGCGTGAGGACGTCACCAGGATAGACAACAGCTGTGAGCTGATGGAGAACTTCACTCCGGAGCGCCTGGGGCCGATGTCATTCCGACCTGGTACCGAGACCCTGGACAACTCACCAGGCAGCATCACGCACACCGTCGATGACGAGACCTTGCTGGTTCCGTTCCCGACTTCACTGTCGGATCCAGCGATGCTGCTGTTCGCTGCCAGCAATGGCAACCCGACACTCGACTTCGCCAGGGCCAACACCTACCAGTTCTTCGAGAGAGTACTGACCACCACGACCTGGCTCGAGGGTGACTTCGGTGTGCCGCTCGGTACCGGCTGGACCGATGCCGATGTGGGTGGCGCTGTGAGCAGCATCGCATCCAATCGACTGACCATGACCGGCACCGGCACCGACGAGGCGAAAGTCTGGCAGACCTCGAGCACGACTGACAACAACGAGCCGCACGGCTTCCTGTTCCAGGTAGACAAGGGCCAGGTCCTTTGCCAGATCGGCACAGGCGGCGTCGACTCCGCGGATCTGTTCGAGGCCTTCTTCGAGATCGGCATCCACCACATCGAGATCGATCCAGGCAACGACGACATCACCGTCACCTTGTCGAACGCCAACCAGCGCCAGGGCAGGATGATATTCGCTGAACTCCTGGGCGATGCCTCCATGGCCTTGAGCCTCGAGAGCGCACTTCAGAAAGCGATCGTGAACACTTCAGGCGTGGCCTACCAGGTCGTGAGATCTCTGCGCTGGGCGCAGTCAGCTGACGTCCTGTACATGTGCGGTGGCCAGGATCCAATTTCAGCAGAGCAGGGCTGGATCCCGTTTGAGATTCGCCGGCACAACGCCACCAGCTTCTCGGTCCAACGATTCGTGAATGTCTTCGGACCCTACGAGACCATCAACATCGGCAACGTCACGATGGAACCCCAGGGAGCGATCGACGGCAACATGACCGTGGCACCCTCGAGGCCTTACTTCGAGTCGTCACCTCCAGGCATGGGCTTCGGCAACAACGACTTCGGCTATGGCGTTCTGCTGAAGATCGCAGTCAATGGCCAGATCCAGGCAGTCAACGGCATCAGTGCCGGCACGGCCACCCAGGGTGTCTTCGTGTTTGGTACCGGCGATGCTCGAACCTTCAACTACACCATCGACACGACTGGTGCCTACACCGAGATCCAGCTGCAGAAATCCTTCGATGAGATTACCTGGCAGCTGGTACCTGGTGGATCCTTCACTGGTGGCGGCGACCTGATCGATGTGGCCTTCAATGACGGCCTCGATGGCGCTGAGATCTTCTACCGCCTCGAGCTGATCACACCAGGTGGCATCTCAGATCTCGACATGCAGATCTCCTACGCCTACGGCACTCTCGAGAGCCAGGGCCGCACGGTTGAGAACGACAACAACCAGGACGTCGAGATCGAATGGTTCATCGCCTTCAACGGGCCGACC